TTTGCCTTTCTGTGTTACCGTGGAGTAAACTATGCTAAGTGGGTGTTTGTAGGAGATATTTTTGAACAAAACTGGACGATGAAAAATCCAAGAGAAGAAGGTTGATAACCTTCTTTTTTTGTGGTATAATATTGGAATGATTGATTACTTATTCCCTACCTCTGTATATCAGGCAGACTTAGATACTCCTGATGATGTACATGTTGGTATGGTAAAATATATTGATAGATTTTACGATAAAAATATACAACACCTTGGATTTGCTCCAAGTTTTACTGGTGAGATATTGGGTGATTCTCAAATATCAGCAGAACCTGAGTTCTCTTGGGTAACAAAACAGCTATCAATACATCTTGAAAATTATATAGAAGAAATAGGTGCAACATTAAAACCTACTGACATTCACCCAGGCTCAGACATATATGTTCCTCAATCATGGCCAATTGTATGTGTGAATGGAGGAGGTGTTGGTTATCATAATCATTGTCAATCACATTTTAGTGCAGTCTTTTATGTAAGAACAGAGGAGAATAACAACACAGGACAGTTAATGGTACATGCTCCTCAACCAAATACATTATCTGGATTACCTATTTTTCACCAGAGGCCAACATATGCTAGTAGTAAAACAAAAAAATACAATGCGGTGCAAAATAGATTATTGATATTTCCATCTACTTTACATCATGAGGTGCTGCCGTATGGTGGTATTATTAAACGATATTCAATATCATATGATATCCTTATTACAACTAGAAAGGAGTCTGGTAATTTTTGTTTAGTAAATCCAAATAAATGGATTAAAATTTAGAGGGTTGCCAGACCCTCTTTTTTATGTCATAATATATTTGTGTTGGACGCAGCACATTGGGAGTGACTGAATAAACTTACTGGCATATAGCTGGTTAAGGTGATGAGACACAGGTGGTGCTGCACCGAGAGGTGAATCGACTTACCAGTCGGGTCTCAGGCAAAAACGTATTTACTCTGTAGTAATGCCCGTTTTTTGTTGGTACACAGGAACCCAACCTCCCTTCTCTTTAGACCTAAGATGCAACTCTATGAGTGGGGCAGATGGTCTACATGCGGATGTCGTATAAAAGTATTACGACAGGTTTCCAACTTGTAAACGATGGTGCAATACCATCCGTCCGCTTTGAAACTATATAATGATAAAATGTCAATTAAGTTAGTTCTACTTAAATCTAACGAAGAAGTTATAGCAGATGTAAAAGAACTTGTAGATGAGAATGATAAGCCCATCTTTATAGTTTTGGAAAATGCTTACTGTTGTAAGTTGATTGAAGATCCTGTGTTACTAACTGAGGGTAAAGAGGATGAAGAAACAAAGTATAGTGTTCAGTATTATCCTTTCATGCCTCTATCTGACGAAAAGAAAATATCAATTGACCCTAGTTGGGTTGTAGCAATAGTAGAACCAAAAGCAATGGTTAAAGAATCTTACGAGGCAAGAATGAATGGAACAGCAAATTAAAATACTTGTACTAACGAATGGTACATTACTTATATCTCAGATAGAAGAAGTCGCCGCTCTCGACATTGGTGATCCTAATTGTAAGATGACATCCCCATACGTTATAAAGGGAAAAGAAATGTCACCTTGGCTATCTGATGTGACAGATGATGTTGACATTATGATATGTTCTGATAAAATATTATCATTGGTTGAACCACACAAATCATTGGTGGATTCATATTTGAAATTAGCTACTAAAGAATGAAGTTTTACACAAATGTTTTCCAGATCGGCAACAGTATGTTGATCAGAGGGTATGACAATGGAAAACATTTTGAGGATAGACAAGAGTTCCGTCCAACATTCTATGTGCCTACAAAAAGAAAGAGAAGTAAATGGAAAACACTTGATGGTCAACTGGTGGAGGAAGTCAAACCAGGCACGATCAAAGATTGCAGAGCATTTATAGATAAGTATTCACAGGTTCAAAACTTTAACATATATGGTAATGAAAGATATGTGCATCAATATATCTCTGAGAACTATCCAGAGGATGAGATCAAGTTTGACCTAAACAAAATTAAATTAGTTACTATTGACATCGAGGTTGCTGCAGAAGGTGGTTTCCCCGATGTCTTTAATGTTGCAGAAGAACTTCTACTGATCACAATACAGGATTATAATACAAAGTTTATTACTACGTTTGGGTCTAGGCCATATAAGACTAATCCCAATAGAAAGAACTACCGTTATGTGGACTGCCACAGTGAAGAAGGATTGATCACTACATTTGTAGACTGGTGGCAAAGACACACGCCCGAGGTCATCACAGGGTGGAACTGTGAGATGTATGATATACCTTATCTCATGGGTAGGATGGAAAGAATCATGGGAGAGAAGTATGCAAAGAGAATGTCTCCTTGGGGTATTGTAAGAAAGAATGAGATTACAATAATGGGTCGTGCAAATATAGTTTATGATCTTGCAGGCGTATCTGTAATTGATTACTTGGATCTATACAAGAAATCCCCTGCAACTCCAAATCAAGAAAGTTTCCGATTGGATCATATTGCTCTTATGGAGTTGGGTCAACAGAAGTTGGATCACTCCGAGTTTGATACGTTCCGTGAGTTCTATACTGGTAACTGGCAGAAGTTTGTAGATTACAACATCGTTGACGTTGAACTGGTTGACAAACTTGAGGACAAGTTGAAACTGATTGACCTATGTTGTACTCGTGCCTATGACGCAAAGATTAATTTTACAGATGTTGCTTTCCAAGTTCGTACATGGGATGCCATTATATACAACTACCTAAAGAAAAAGAATATTGTAATCCCACCAAAGGATCGTAATAAGAAAGATGATAAGTATGCTGGTGCATATGTAAAAGAACCCAAGCCTGGTAGGTATGAGTGGGTAGTATCTTTTGACTTGAACTCACTGTATCCGCATTTGATTATGCAATATAATATTTCTCCAGAGACTCTTCAAGAGAAAAGACATCCAAGTGCAACAGTGGACAGGTTATTAAATCAAGAAGACACATTTGAATTGTATAAGGACTTTGCTGTCTGTGCTAATGGTGCAATGTACAGTAAGGATAAGAAAGGATTCTTACCTGAGTTGATGGAGAAGATGTATAAAGAACGTGTCATCTTCAAGAAGAGAATGATCAAAGCGAAGAAAGCATATGAAAAATCTCCTACCAAAGATCTTGAGAAAGAGATTGCAAGATGCAACAATGTCCAGATGTCTAAGAAGATTGCTCTCAACTCTGCCTATGGTGCGATTGGTAATCAATACTTCCGTTACTATAAACTTGCTAATGCTGAGGCGATCACTCTATCTGGACAGGTTTCTATCAGATGGATAGAGAACAAAATGAATCAAAAGATGAACAAAATTCTAAAAACGGAGGGTAAAGATTATGTTATTGCTAGTGATACTGATTCTATCTATTTGCACATGGGTGATCTGGTCGATGCTGTATACAAAGGCAGAGAAAAGACTACTGAGGGCATCGTCTCGTTCCTTAATAAGGTCTGTGAAGTGGAACTTGAGCCTTATATTGAGAGTTCTTACCAAGAACTGGCGGACTACGTTAACGCATACGACCAAAAGATGATTATGAAGCGAGAGAACATCGCTTCAACTGGTATATGGACTGCAAAGAAAAGATATATTCTAAACGTATGGGATAGTGAGGGTGTTAGATATGAGGATGCTAAACTTAAGATCATGGGTATTGAAGCAATCAAGACTTCGACCCCTGCCCCATGCCGTAAGTTCTTGAAGGATGCTTTCAAACTGTTGATGAATGGAACAGAGGATGAAGTGATTGAGTATATTGAGGAGTGTCGAACTAAATTCAAATCATTACCACCAGAAGAGATTGCATTTCCTCGTAGTGTATCCAACGTAGAGAAGTGGAAGTCTCCATCAGACATGTATTTGAAAGGGTGTCCTATTCATGTCCGTGGTGCCATATTATACAATCATTATACAAAGAAGAAAGAAATAGACCATAAGTATTCTGCCATTAACAATGGAGAGAAGATCAAGTTTTGTTATTTGAAGACACCTAATTGGATGCATGAAAATGTAATATCTTTTATTCAAGACTTCCCCACAGAACTTGACCTAGATAAACATATAGATTATGAATTGCAGTTTAGCAAATCATTCCTAGAACCTATTAAGGTTATTCTTGACTGTATCGGTTGGGAGACCGAACGTAAGAATACACTTGAATCTTTTTTCTCATGACACGTTACATTGTATGCTGGTCAGATAACGGCATTTTTTCAGATACACAGATGAAAGTATTTGAT